CGACTCCGCAAGAGCGATGGCCCGCAAGAGCCAGAGCTATTTGAGAGCCACGGGAGTAAAAGTTCTCGCCCACTCCCTAGTCCACACTAAATCCAATTCAATGGTCCGCGCTATGTCCTCAGACCACTCTGGCCTGGACGGCTTGAACGATATTCTCGCCATCTGCGATGAGCTTCACGCCATGAAGCGAGATGTCTTTGAGGTAATCTATTCCGGCATGAGCAAGCGCCAGGACTCCCTCACCCTGTGCATCACTACCGCTGGACAAGATGTTCACTCAGTGGGATTTTCCCAGTCTGCTTACGCCAAGAAGGTTGCTCTAGGGGATGTCCAAGATGAGCAGTTCTTTTCTGTTGTGTACACCCTAGACGAGACCGATCAGTGGGATGACGAGAAAGTTTGGCTGAAGGCAAACCCAGGCCTTGGCGTGAGTGTGGACATTGACACGCTCAGAGCCAAAGTAGAAAAGGCAAAAGTCACACCAGCCGATATCCCGAACATCAAGATCAAGCACATGAACCAATGGATCGCTGAAGCCAGAGCCTTCTTCGACCAAGCGGCATGGGATAGGTGCTATGACCCAAATTTAAAGTTGGAAGACTTCAAGAGCGAGGAGTGTCGTCTTGGCCTGGACCTAGCATCCCACATCGACATCGCATCCATCGGAGTAGTGTTCCGAAAAAAGGGAATCTACTACCTGTTCGATAAATCCTATCTCCCCGAAGAAACAGTACGCCAAACTAGGAACGTACTTTACGATGACTGCGTGGCTCGCGGATTCCTTACAGCCACAAAGGGCCAGGCCATAAACTATGAGTTCATCCAGGCGGAGGCCGAAGCACTTGCTAAACAATTCCGAGTTAGAGAGTGCCTATACGATGCTTGGAACGCAACCGAGACCGCCCAGCGTCTTTCTGGAAAAATAGAAATGGTGAAGATGGCGATGAACGTCTCCAACTTTTCAGAGCCTATGAAGAAGTTGGACGCGGCAATCAGAAAGGGAGAGGTTCGCCACAGCGGATCTCCCCTCCTCCGCTGGTGTCTCGGTAACGTGGTCTGCAAGGAAGATCACAACGGAAACATATTCCCGCGCAAGTCCCACGAAAAGTTGAAGATCGACCCCATCGTGGCGATTCTTATGGCGATGGCCGGTTGGATTCAGGACACTGAAGAGGAAAGTGTCTATGAGCAATCCGGCATAAGAACCCTCTAGTGCATACACGCCAGCGCCATTTTGCATAAATTCGACGCAAAGCGTAACCCAGAAACAATTTCCCACTTTACAAGTCCAAAATAATCCCTGAGTATTGTGCAACAGGGGAAATTTTAATGAAGATCTTAAATCTTGCCGGGAGCAAAGCAGGCTCTCCGCTCAAAATCTCGAACAAAACTGCCACTGAGGCAGAGATCGTGATTTACGCGGGCATTGGACAAGACTTCTGGGGCGATGGCTCCATGATCTCCGCTAAGAATTTCTCTGACGAACTAAAAAAAATCCCCGAAACTGTTAACACTCTTCACATTCGTATGAACTCCCCTGGCGGAGATGTTTTTGACGGCATCGCAATCTACAACCGTCTGAAGCAGCACAAGGCGAAGAAAATTGTTTACATCGACGGCCTTGCCGCCTCCATCGCTTCGATCATCGCCCTTGCTGGCGACGAAGTAGTCATGGGAGAGGGCGCCCTATTTATGATTCACCTTCCTTGGACGATGGCCTGGGGCAATCGCATGGAGATTGAGAACACCGTTGGCCGTTTGATGGATGTCGAAGAGCAGATGATTGGGATCTACTCCAAGCGCACGAGGATGGAGCGCAGCGAGATTCGTTCCCTCCTAGAGGCCGAGACCTGGATGAGCGCTGAAGAGGCCATCGAAAAAGGCTTCGTAGACTCCCAGGCAGAAGAGACCATGCCCATCGCTGCTAGCGCCATCGACTCGCGCTGGATCAATAAGAAGCCCAAGGCTTACTTCTCGGAGACCAAAGCGGCCCAAGAAAAAATTTCTGAATTGAAGAAAAAAGTTGAAGCTCGTTTGGCTCGTAAATAGCGCAGCCCTCGGCGGACACCGGAACATAAACAATAATAGTGGAGAATGAAATGAGCATTGAACAAATCCGGGCCAATTTGGCCGAGATCGCAGCCAAACTCGAAGGCATCGTAGCCAGCGAAGACGGCTTTAACGCCGAGCAGATGTCAGACATCAATGCTCTCAACGAAGAGTTTGAGGCTATGAGCGCTCAACTTGAGAGCGCTGAGAAGATGGAAGCCATGAAGGCGAAAGCCTCTGGCAGCGTAGGTCGTAAGACCTCGACTTCCACCCCGGCAGTTGCCGCTCGTGAAGTTGTAGTATCCCCTAGTCGTGCTGACCGTTTCGGCGGATTCACTTCTACCGGCGATTGGCTGATGGCCGTTAAAAAAGCCGGACAGACTGGTGAGCTTGCTCCCCAGTTCAAGAACGCTGCTGCCTACGAAAAAGTTGGCGAAGACGGCGGCTTCTTGGTTCCCGAGGAAATCAGCGCAGCCATCCTGAAGAAGATGGAAGGCGACGAGTCCCTGATGTCCCGCACGAACACGATCCAGGTAGCTGGCAACAACCTCACCATTAACGTGGATGAGAACCAGCCTTGGAACGGTGGCGTACAGGCTTACTGGACCGGCGAAGGCCAGTCCATCACTGAGTCCAAGCCTAGCTTTAAGCAAGCCTCGTGGCGCTTGCATAAGTTGGCCGCTCTCGTGAAGGCGACTGACGAACTTCTTGAAGACGCAACCGCCCTTGAGTCGTACATCAAGAGCGCTGCTCCTTCCGCAATCCTTCACCAAGTGAACAAGGCTATCATCTCCGGTAACGGGGTTGCCAAGCCGATGGGCGTGATCTCCTGCCCCTTCACCGTGACCGTTGCTAAAAAAGGCGGTCAGGCTGCTGACACCATTCTTGCTGAGAACATTATCGAGATGTATTCGCGCATGTTCCCAATGAGCCGCGCCAATGCAGTTTGGTACATCAACCCAGCAGTAGAAGTTCAGCTCCGCCTTCTTCAAGATGGCGTCGGTAACTACATCTATCTGACTCCTGGTAGCCAGATGAACCAGTCGCCCTATGCAACCCTGCTAGGTCGCCCGGTTATGCCTATGATGGGCGGAATGCCTGCCCTCGGAGACCTCGGAGATATCATCTTCGCAGACCTCTCGTACTACTACATGATTCGCAAGGCTAGCGGCGTAAAAGCAGCTACCTCTATCCACCTGCACTTCGACAAAGAGATCACGAGCTTCCGCTTCAGTCTCCGCCTCGACGGCAAGTGCCCGTACCAATCTCCTGTTACCACGGAGTTTGGTGCCTACAGCATGTCGGCCTTCGTACAACTCGAAGCTCGCTAAGACATCTAGCCGCCTGAGAGGTTTCTCTCGGGCGGCTTAAACGCCTCGAATACTAGACCGCACAAATAAAACTTTTTTTAGGAGATTTGAAAATGAGAGAAGCACTTTTTATGGAACAGGCAATCGTAAAGGTTACCCTGGACGTAGTAGACCTGAACACTGGCGCTAACCCTGGCGTACGTTTTGACATGCAGAAGTTCAAGCGCGTGTCGTTCATCGTTGTAGCCGCAGCAGGCACGACCCCTAGCTCGCACACTGTTAGCTTCCAGAAGCACGATGCTGCTTCTGCTGGTAGCAGCGCTGCACTTGAAATCGCAGCCCCTTGGTTTCACAAAGTTGCAGCCGCAACGCTGTTCACGAAAGTTGAACTCAGCGCGGCAGCATCTTCTATCGACATCGACGCAATCGTTGGCGATACGAAGTTCGTAGCCGTGTTTGAAGTTCTCGCGGAAGATATTGATGCGAACAGCGCACACCGCTGGGTATCTTTGGACATGACTGACTCGGGCGGCGCACAACTGGGCACCGTAATCGCAATCGGCCACAACGCAACCGAGAAGCCTGCCTACTCCAAGGTTGTCTAAGCGGTAGCCATGTCTAAAATCCATTGACAGTGAACGGGGCGAGCATTAAAAAGCTCGCCCTATTCATTTTAGGTTGAATGATGATATTGATTTGGGACAACTCAAGGAGATTTATATGTCTAAGAAAGAAAAGAAGAAGCTAGAGAAGTCAGCCAGCCTCCAAGCAGCTCAAGAAGTTGCCGGGGACAAGGTTCTTATGCGCTTCAAAGAGCACAAATTTTACACTGACCTGAACAAGCCCCACTTTGAGGCTGGCAAGGTCTACGAACTCGAAGGCCGTGACTGGATCAACCGTTGGATCAAGCGCGGTGGAGAGCTTGTAGATAGTGCCCCTTCAGAAGTAGTGGCCCTGTCTTCAGTTCCAGAGCCATCTCCCGGTCCGGATAGCAATATCCTAGAAGAAGTCCTAGACCCGGCTGCTTTTGAAGAGAAGCAAGAAGAACAAGACGACTTCGGCCTGTAATCACGTTTCATTTAGGAGGGCCGATGGGAATTATTTCTAAATTCTGGGCTAGGATTACGACCCCCGGAAAATACCTATTCGGCCCGCGCAGGCCCTTCTGGTTCAAGGGATCTACCCTTGTAAATGAAGACAGCTCCATGCAAGTTGCCGCCTTCAATCGCGGCCTGATCTACATCTCCTCCCAGATTGCAAAGCTCCCGTGGGATGTTAAGGACAAGGACAACAAGATCATTGAGGGCGGAGTGGCCCACCTTCTGAACCTCGCCCCCAACCCGGAAATGAACTCTTTCCGCTGGCGCCTTATGATGGTTCAGCAATCAATTATTCATGGCAACTCCTACT